TACCGGCCCCCAATCAAGTAGCGTTACGCCTGCCCGATCTCTTTCACAGCAGAGATGTCCAGGTCACTGGCGGGCCCATGCCGCGCCACGTCGCCCAGGACGATCACGCTGTAGGCGTTCTTGACGTTGGTTGACGTGGTGATCCCCGCTTTGAAGTACCGGCCCTGGTTGTTCAGCGCTGCGCCGTACTGCCCAAGGTCTTCGGCCTTGCACTCAGCCACCACGATGCTGTACTCGCCAGCCGTTCCGCTCACGCGGGTGACGCTCGACGTGTAGAACGCCGTCGATGCCGCAGTGCCCGATGCGTCGCAGTCGATCAGGGTCACGGTCAACCCCTTGACCATCGCGGTGCCGCCGTAGGCGTTTCCAGCGGCGATCACCAGCGCCCGACGATAGTGGCTCATATCCACCACGTCGGTGTAAAGCGTCTGCGCGGCCGTGGTTACGATGCGAGGCGCGAACGCCCCGACGATGGCCAGGCTTTCACCGAGAGATTCGTTATATACCATTGTTGTTACCTCCTCCTAGACTTACGAGCCGCTCAGGGACACGAACGGGCTGACCTGGTTGGTGCCGTCTGCCAGGTACATCGGCGCGCTCATCCACGGTTGTCCGTCCAGGTACTTGGAGAATCTCCAGGTGCCCTGGTTCGTGATGAACTTGTAGTGCGGCGAAAAGTCGATGGTGAGCCCCGCCCGGTCGCCAATCAGGTAGTAGCTCCAGTCGGCCAGCAGCACGCCGCCGATCTGCGTCGCCCCAGTGCCCGCAGGCAGGATAGGCATACGGTCCGTGAACACGATAGGACGCCCGAACAGCGTGGCCGGCGCGTTGTCCCGTGCTGACGGAATCCAGATCACGTTATTGGTCGCGCCAGAGCCGTCGGCCAGCGGGATCAACTTGCTCAACACCTTCGGGTGCATGAACCACACGCCACCGTTAGGCCTGCGGCTGTGGAACTTCTCCAGCATGGAGGCGATGTCACTCAGCACGAACGTACTGGATGCGGCCACCTCGGTCAGCAGGCAATCGCTCTTGAGCACGCCCAGAGGCTTGCCCACACCGTCGCCCTGCAAGAACGCCCAGTCCTCGTGGAAGGCAACCGCGTCCGCAAACAGTTCACGGAGCATCGACTCCAACGTGGCCCCGGCGTCCATCATGACGTGCGAACTGGCCAGCGTGTACCCGCTCAATTCGTGATAGACCAGCTTCACGTTCTGGAAGGTCGGCTCGGTCTCAGTCTTCTCGCCGCCCTCGTCCGTCCAGGTTGCGAACACGCCGCCCAACTGCGGCGCACGCCCGGCGGTGCTGCCCGTGTAGGACAGCGCTGGCACGTTCCACTCGCGGGTCGTCATGTTAATAATGGTCGGGCGCTGCGCCCGCACCACGCTGCGCTCGCTGGCGATCCGCAGGATGTCCCGGCTGTACTCGACGGGCACCAGGTACCCGCCGACGGAGCCAGACTCTTCGGACAGCGCCGCCTTGTACACGTCCTCGATGCGCTTGGTGTCCCCACGCTGGAGCGCCACCAGATAGTCCGCGAAAGACTTTTCCTCGGCATGGTCCTTGCCTTCCGGCGCTGCGTTCAGCAGCGTGTCGTAGCCCGGAAGCGCGTTGATCGCCTTGGTCACGCCTTCCTGGACCAGACGCTCCACGTCGTCAGACGTAAGCCCCTGGTTCTTGATTTCCTCGGTCATTTGAGTCTCCTTGGTTTCAATCTGTGCAATGATGGTCGGCTCGGTTATCGTTTCGGCGGGCGCCGCGACCTCCTCGGTGTCTGCCACGGAATCCCCTTCCGTCTGCGGCAGCAACCCCTCAAGGCCAGCGGCCCATTCCGTTAGCGATCTGATTTCACTCACGCCCAGCGTGCGCGGCTCTGCGGGTGTGGGCGTGAGCGACATTTCCACGATGGGCCACGACTTGATAAGCGTGCCCTCACGCTCTGCCAGGTGCCCCGCCGTGCCACTGGACCAGCCGAGCAGCCCCTTGCCCACGAGTGCGCGTATGGCGTCGGCGTACTTGCTCGATAGGGCGATCTGCGCCTCCACCCACAGCCCGATATCGTCGGGATCGTCAATGGCCCCCTGGCCCAGCGGCACCGTGCGAACCTTTTCATCGCGTCCGTGCTGATAGAGCACCGGCGGCGTGCGGGTGAGCCTGTCCAGCCAAAAGTCGGTATCTTTCGAGAACGTCTCGCCTTCGAGGTCTTTGCCCCCGAACACGACGCCATAGCCGCCCACGGTAAAGTGCGTGTCCGTCTCTTCCAGTACCACAGCCTTGGTCGGGTTGTCCTGGTCTGCGTATTCGTGCATCTCGCTCCTTACTCTTCCAGCCCTACCGTCTGCATCAACTGGTGCGCCCGGTGCCGGTAGGTGTGATGCGACAGCGCATACTCGCGCCCGGCACGCCCCACTTGCTCGCGCTTGTCCGGGTCGCTCAGCACATCTTCCAGTATCCCAAACATCTCATCTTCGTCAGCGTATTCCCAGCCGTCCCAAACCATGTCGCGCTGGCCGTTATCCATCGAGTAGTCCGTTACCAGCGGCCGGCCGCTGCACATCACCTCGAATACGCGCATGTCCAGGTCGCCGCCCGTGACGCTCATGTGCCAGCCGATGCGCGCCGAGCCGTACACGTCGGCCATGTCCTCAAAGTAGACGCCGCTCTTGAAGTTGCACCTGTAGCGCTTGCTCAGGCGCTCCATTGCCTCGTAACGCTTGCTGTACATCCCCTGCCCGTAGGCCGACCCCACAAACGCTAGGTCGTACTCTTCTGAGTACACGCGCGGCGTGTGTATTTCCGGGTCGCACGCAAACGGCAACCACTCGGCATCCAGTGCGTCGCAGTAGGGCCGCTGCGCACAGAAGCGATAGTCCAGCATCGCTGCGTACCGCTTGTGCCACGGCAGTTTGGCCGGGTTGTGGCTGTCCATGAACCAGCCCGCCAGCGGTATGCCCGCGTCGATCACGCCCTCCAAGCCCATCGGCCCGTCGCCGCTTTCCGCCCACAAGATCAGATCTGGCCGCCAGTCGCCGAGCCGCGCCATGTCTAGCGTCTCATGCTCGCCCAGCCTGTAGTTGTGCGGTCCCCAGACGCGATACGTCTCCTTGCACCCCGGAGCCATTGCCGAGCGCCCCGCCGTATACACACGGTGGCCGTTAGCCCGCAGCGCCTTTGCCATATAGTTGGCGGTGGTATGCGGCGCGAAACGGTAGAGCATCAGCACGTTAGCCATTGGCCACCGCCTCGTTACGGACGGTGTATGTCACCCACTCCATTGGTCGCATCATCACCCGAATAAACCGCCCCTCCGCTCGACAGTAGACCACCCGCCACGGCTTGATGCCGTAGCCCTTGCCGTACATCTGCCAGCGCCCGTGCTCGCCGTTGAAGTAGTCAAACGTCCCCGGGACAAACGCCCGCCTGTGCGTAGGGTCCGCCCACGCATCGTCCAGGTTCTGCGCGTTAGGGACCACGACGTGCATCCGGCCCCCGGGTAACAGCGCCTCGTGGCAGTCGTTCATCAGCGGTATCAGGTTGTCGATATGCTCTAGCAGGTTGTCGGCTACGATCACGTCGGCACATTCGTGCGCCGGCAGACCCATCTCCAAGTCCCACGGGATCACGTCTTCGCCGCCCAGCCTGTCGATGCCCACCATCCCGCGCCGTGGCTTTTCGCCACAACCCAGGTCCAGCATTCCGCGAATTGCTGGCACATCGGCCATGATGCGCTCGGCGCACTCGGCAAAGGTCGGCACCTTCTCGCCGCGCACCGCTAGCACGTCGTGTATGCGTGGGTTCACAAAGCCCCATCGGTGCATATCCTCGTACATCTGCGGGATCACGAACACGGATGACGCGTAGAGCGCGGCCAGGTCTTCGTGGGGATAGTACAGCCCGCGCCACTCAGCGCCTTCGGGCAAGTGCCCCTCCCAACCTTCGCCCCACACCTCAAGCCGATGGCCAGTTGGCAGCCCGTCGTCGAGCGTGCGCCCCTCGCGCCAGTTACCAACAAACACGGCGTCATGCGTCTTTGGCAGTTCCAGTGGCTCAAAGTCGCTGGCCCCCGGCAGGTGCTTGCAGGCGATGCCCCACTCGCGCACATGCTCCGCGAACATCGCCGACTCGCTGTACACCACGTCGTATTCGTCGCACTCCTGCTCAGTCACCGCGTCCGGGTGCCCGATGATCCAGAGCACGTTCCACGTCCACTCTGGCAGTTGCTGGATGCGCCCGCCGTGCAGGTTGATCAGCACGTCGGCCTCCACCACGTCGCCGACAACCGTGTGGCCCTGCGCCTCCAACGCCTTACCCAAGGAATCCTTGAACCAGTAGTCGCCCCAGCGCAAGCGCCGCTCGGCGTCCTGCTCCATGTCCGATAAGGCTGCGATGTAGACATTCACCGTATCACCGCCGCCCAACGCTCGCGCATGGCCCGGTATTCGTACCCGTAAGCCGTGCTCTCCTCCTCCAACCAATACCCCTCATTCATGCCCAATCCGACCGCCTCCTTCTGCAAGTTCACGAAGACATTGCTGGCGCGCTCGTGTCTCACTGCGGCATAGCCCGTGGCTATCGCCCACCCCCTTTCGTCACATACCCGCTTGAGGTTGACCCCTAACCAAATATCCCCAAAGCGGTCCAGGTTGAATTGCGGCCCCATCGGCGCCCAGTACATCCACGGAAGCATCGCCCGCTTGAATGCGACGTTCATCCCGCAGAACGGGAACAGCACGCCGCGCGGTATCGCCCCCCGGTAGAACGTCACCGGCGGGTTGCCCCGTATCAACTGTGTCGGCGCGTCCCAGTCGGCCACCCCATGCCATACCCCGTGGCTCACAACGCACTCGGCCTCGTCACGTACGCCATAAGGCACGCCGCGCACGTACTCGCTGGCCGTGCTCATCCACGACAGCGGGAACCGCCGCGCAAGCGCGTCCAGGTGGTCCCCGATGGTGTCGCCCAATGGCCGGGTGTCGTCGTCCAGCGTGACGACAATCTCCACGTCCGGCATGCACTTGGCGATGTACGCAAAGCCCAGGTTGCGCACCGCGTCCGTGTGGTTGCAGATCAGGTCACTGTCGTGGCCCAGCAGGTCGCTCGCCGTGAGCCCATTGACCAGCGGCTCGGCACCGTCGCGCACCTCGACTAGTAGCGCGTTGTGGCGCTCAAACTGCGCCAGCCACGCGCCCTTGAAGGCGTGCATGGTCTCTGGCCGTACTGTCGGCACTACGACGGCAATGCGCTTTGTCACCAACCCCCCCACGACGCTGGCATAGATTGACCCAAATCCGACATTCTGGTCCCACCCGACAATGCGCTGGCCCACCGCGTCTGTATCTCATTCAGCACCTTGGCGCTCCCTACCCGCTGCGCTTGCTGTGCTGCCAATCTGTCAAAGTGCCGCGCCTGTGTCCCCGGATGCCACACACTGCGGGCGAACGCTACTGGCGGACCGCTGAATCCCCTGCTGGCCCGCAGGCTGCCTGGCGTGCTCTTTGGCCGGAATGTGGCATTGAACGCCAGCACGCCGCCCGGCGTCTTTGGCCTTATCCAGTGCGCTCGCGTGCCCTCATTGACAAAAATGAACGGCTTGTCGCTTGTGCTCACCGTCACGCGCGCCGTTGTTGAGTGAAAGCTGCCCAAGCCCTGTATACGGAACGCCGGGTCGTGGCCCCACGTCTTTGTCGCACCTTCCAGGTATTCCTTGATCAGCCCGGCGTAGACGCCGCCCCAGTCGCCGGTTGTCGCCGTATATACGCCCACGCGCTGCAAGGACTGGAGCAACTCATTGAGCCCGATGATCTGCGCGCTGAATATGCCGCCGCGCGCCCCGCCGGACTCGTAGCTGGTTTCTGTGAACGGCTCCCGCATCCACGCTGCTCTTGCCATTAGCGCCTCACCTCAAACGGGTTCCAATCGCCGCTGCGATCCTCGCAGTCACCACAGTGCTCCGCGGCCGGGTCTAGCACCCAGTAGGCGTCCCAGCCGCCTTCTACCTCTTCGATGCGCCAGTGACACCGGCAGTTCGTGTGACACGCTGTAGACCCATCGCCCGGATAGGCTGGCAGGTCTGGCATCCCGTATGCCTTCGCGTTGCCGCGCTCATACGACTGCGCACTTGAGTCGTGGTACATCTGCGAGCGTATCCGTATCTGCCCCTCTGTCAGCGTACCGTCCGCGACGGCCTCCGCGAATCCGTCTAGGTACCGGTATTGCTCTTTGACCATCGCCCCAATGCGGCCCCAGTCGGCTTGTGTCATTGTCCCGCGCCCGCCGTGTGCGAGAACGTACTGGTCAATGTAACTGGTCTTGATGTCTCGGCGCATCATCTTCTGCCACTGGCCCACGTCCAGGTCGCCCTGCACCAACCGCTCCGACAACTCAGCCGCAGACGCCCGCTGCGCGTCCATAAACGAATCGCGCAAGCCAAGCATCTCGGTCGGTCCCATGAACCGTCCGGTGCGCGTATTACGATAGCGGTGCGCCGCTATGGACCAGACCCAGGGCGATGGCATTATTCCTCGACCTCAGCCTCTAGCATGTCCGCGTACTCACTTGGCATCACCCGGTTCCACCGCGCAATCGCCGCGTCCACATCCTCAGCCGTGATACGTACCGCCGTCTCCGGCTCCAACGGCTCGCCCTCTGGCTCTACCCTGTCCATCTTGACCGCCTCCTCAAAAGGGCTCGCAAAGATCTTCCGCACCTCCTTGGCTGTCATCGCGTATGCCAGCCGCTCATGCAGCACCGCCGCCGTTGCGTCCGGTATCACGTCGCTCACAAACGGCACATCAGCCACGTTGCCCGCCTTCAGTGACGACAGCGACTTGCGCCGCCAGCGGTCCAGGTCCTCCGATACGGCCCGCGTCGGTGGTCGCTCTGCATCGTCACCCGCCTCTAGCTGTGGAGGCGTGCGCTCTGCGCGCTCCTCTTCCAGCCTGGCCCGCAGATCGTCGTAGGTCATCTGCCCCGGCAGGTCCATACCGAGCATCTCCATCGCAAGGTCAAGCGGTATGCCCGCCTGCGTCATCCGCGCCAACGCCTCACTGCGCTCAGCCTCGTCTTCCTGGAAGATATCGAGCGATTGCCAGTCTAAGACGACCTTGAGTCCCTGCGGCTCAAAGACCTGCTTGTTCAGCGCCGCTTCGATGATGCGCGCCTCTGGCACCACGGTCTCCGAGTAGAACGCCTGGTGGTGCTCGCCGGCCGTGGCGTAGTTCGCCGCGTCTTCCAGCATCGTCTGTGGCACGCCCGCCGCTGTTGCAATCTGCTCGCGTACCAGCTTCGCCAACTCCGGCATCGCCAGATCCCGCGTGTTGTAGCCGATCACCTGCGGCTTGACCGCCGCGCTCACCGCGACCGTCTCCCACGCCTGCTTGACGCCGGAAAGCACGCGCTTCCACCACGCTTCCAGCCGGTCCATCTCTGCGCGCATCGGCGCGCCGTCTACCGTCAGGATCGTGGCGCTGATTGCGCCCCGCTCGAAGAACCCACTGGCATAGTCGTCCATGTTGTAGACGATGCCGGCTTCTGTCAGGATGGTGCGCACCCAGCCATCGCCGGGACCGACCTCTTTCGCCATCGACGGTGACCAGAAGTAGACTACATCCTCCAGCGCTACGGGTATCGGCTCGCCCGATAGCCGCCGCTCGAATCCGGTCAGTCCTTCGCTTGCCGTGATAACCGGCTTCATCGTCGGCGGCAGTAGCCAGCGGTAGCCTCGGTCGATACCGAATACGTTGCGCTTGCGCCCCCAGTACGCCGCGCCGTATATCTGCAACGCCGCTTCGGTCAGCCACAGCAGCAGCGGCATGTCGTTTGCAAACTCCCACTCGGTCTCCGTGTCGCCCTTGTAGACCTTGACGGGTATGCTTGATAGCGCGTTGGCGCGCAACTCGACACAGCGCCGCACCCAGGATACTTCCTGGTATGCACTGTGCTCTGTCAGCGCGCCGCTTGTTTCGCCGCCCCAGGCGTTCTTCCAGTCGTAGGCGCTCATTGTGGCCTTGACTGTGCCGCCCTGCTGGAGGGTCTCTGCCTTGAATATGAATGGCTTCACTTATGCCCCCCAGTAGAACAGCGGGCCGGAGTTGCGGTCAATATGCGCCACGGCGTAGCGAACCATGTCCATACCGTGATCGTTCTCTTTAGCAGGCTGCTCTTTGCCAGCCTTGTCAGCCCACACGTAGGCGCTGAACTCATCCTCTACCTTGTAGGGCTTGCGCGCCTCGGATAGCGATTCGTCGGCCATCCGCAGGCTGTCGCGCACCACAAATAGCCGCTTTGCAGCGAGGCGCTGCTTGACGGCGTTGATCCCTGGTAGTACGGCGTTGTCGGCTTCGATTGCGCTGATACCCGCTCTCCTGTAGGCGTCGATGTATGCCGGTTCTGCCGGGTCGCACGTCACCACTTCCAGCCCGAACTCGGCGTCAAGCGCCTTGGCCGTTTCTACCCACCAGTCAATCGTGCGCCCCGTCTGGTACACCTGGCACACCAGGTACATCCCGCCGTCACCGTCAACCGCAAACACGCCCAGCACCCCGGCGTTCGTGTATCCCCAGTCCTGCGCCGCAATGAACCGCGTGCACTTTGGCACCGCGTCCGCATAGATCAGGTGCACGCTCTGGTCCCATTCGTCGTACACCGCGCCTTCGGCCTGCGCCGGCAACCCGAAACGCAAACGCTGTTTGCGAACGCCCGTCAACGCATCCAGCACGCTCATAGTCCGCTGGCCCTGCATCGTGATCTCGCCCGTCGCCTGGTCGTACAGCATCGGGTTCTCTTCGTGACGGCTGTAGAACATCCGCAGGCTTGGCCGGTTGTACATCCAGTGAGACGGATAAGACGGGTTGCAGTCGCCAATCGTCTGCGCGTATGGCATATGCCCCGCGCGCCCCGTCGTGCGCGTTGTCAGCGTCTCCCAGTCTGCCAGGTCTAGTTCCTCCGTCTGGTTCACGTACACCACGTCATGCTCTGCCGACAGCACCTTGCCCGCTTTGTCGAGGCCCGCGATCCACACCCGTGCCCCGTTGGGATAGTCAAACCATTCAGGCTTACTGCCCCCGTATGGCACCACCGATGCGTCGGCCCCTATCACCTTTTGCGTGTACGTCTGCATCACCGTCGCGTAGATGCTCGCTTGCGTCTTGCGCGCTATGACCAGCGATGCGTTCGGGTACTTGTGCGCGCACAGGTGCAACTTCCACAGCGCCGAGATGGTCTTGCCCGTCTCTGCTGGGCCGTGCAGTAGCGCCTCTGCGCCGTGATAGCGGGCGAACTCACGCGCCCCGCCGTAGAACGTGAACTCGCGTCGACCCACACCTAGATATCCTCGTCCGGGTCGATACCGCCGATGGCAACTATCAGCGGCCCGCCGCCAGCGCCCGATATCTCCTGCTTCGTCGGCGCGTCTATGCCGAGCAACTTACAGCGCCGCTCGATGCACCAGCCCACGCCCTGCAAGAATCGCGGGTCACCGACCTGGCCCCGCTTCTCCGTGCCAGCCTCGTATCGCTTGCCGTCCTTGGCTGTCTCTGTGGCCCGCGTGCGTTGTATCTCCGCGTCCTCTGTGCTGCGCTGCCAGGCGTCCCAATAGGTGCGCTCCAGTTCATCGATGCGCGCCAGTTCCCGCGCCTTGGCCTCGTTGATGTCGATCAGCGCCGACGCCCGCCACTCTGCCTGTAGGGTCTTCAGGTCACGCGAGACAGTGGACTGGTCGATGTGCAGCTCGTCGGCTATATCCGACTGTAGCGCGCCGCGCAGGTACATCTCCGCAATGCGCCGCCGGTCGCGTGCTATCGCGGCAGGGTTGCGCCTTACGCCCGGCATCGTATGCACCCAAGATTGCACTCTCGCAACGCCGCAATGATGCGCTCGGTTGGCACGCGCTCCTTACGGTCGGTCACGTTGTCACCTCAAGCGGACGGGTCGGATTTGCACCGCCATCGGCAGGTGGACCCTGCTGTTCTACTGCTTGCACTACGTCCGCACGTTTCGGGTAGGGCTGGCGCAGCGGCTCTATCTGCGCCGCCATCGCCTTGTCCAGCGGGTACAGATAGCGGTGCTTCGATGACCCCATTACTACCTGATAGTCCGGGTCCATCTGTAGCGCCGCCTCTCGCGTCGTTAGGCGGGCGGGCTTTGAGGCACTAAAAGCCCGCCCGTGCCATCGCTTCCCGTTGACCACGTATTCCTCGGACGCTTGCGACATGCCACAATAGAGCCAGTTCCCCCCTTGATAG